AATATTTTCTCTAATAAATTTTCTATACATTTTATATATAATTATAAACGATTTTTTTATAATTATATTTATCTAAAACTTAAAACTTATAACTGAAAAAACTTATAACAAAATTTATTCAAAATCTTCATAATCATCGTATTCTTCTTCTGGCGCTCCGTTGCCATCTGTATTCCCATTATAAAAATCTTCATTCATATAACTCATATCATAAGCTTCATTTTCTATATCATTTTCTACCTGTTGTTGTTCCATATAATCATCCAATAGAATATCTATATTTTCGTCATTCGCGTCCTTATTTTTTTTCCTTATATTTCTCTCTGCTTTATCCATTTGATTTCTAAAGTCTTGCTCTTCATCATAGAAGTTTTTATCCAAAATAGTAAGACCTTTCTGCATTCCTTTACTATACATACCGAGCTTATTGATTTTAAGTATAGTGTCAGCATCTCTTTGTTCGTCGGTCATTTGCTTTAATCTATCTGTAACTAAATCCTTTTCTTTTTCTCTCAATTTAAACACTCTATCCTGAATATCTTCATAAGAAATATCAATTGCGTCCTTCTGGTTACTCATTATTTCAATAAAGGCGATTAGGAGTTGGGCTACTTTTTGCCTTAAGTCTTTCAAATTTCCAGCTACAAGTTGTCTCTGTGTTTCATCCCTTGTATTCATAGTTATGTCAACTCTCGTATTTCTCTCTTCTATATAATCAACTGTAAAAATATCAGTAACTTCCGTTTCTTTTCTCGATTCTCCAACTGCTAACATATCATTATTATCTGCCAATTCAATATAATTGAATAAAACTTTCAATAAATAAAATTCATAAAGGTATTTACTCGTCCTTTCTTCAAATATAGGTGTAATGTCTGTATCTTCTTTATCACCCTTAATACTTGTGAAACAAGGTGTCGTCTGAGATAAAAGCACAATATTTCTACAAGAACGTTGAATGGCACCCAATATATTTGTTATTATAGGAATACCATAAAATGAATTTAACCCTTCATAATATTCATTAATATATCTTTTTAACTTTTTAGAATGGTTATCTGAAAATCCATAATATTTAGGTATTTGCGTGTCAGAGTGATTTACTTTATTTAATATAATATTAGGGAAAACATCCACGAAATTTTCTGTAAACGTCTTATAAAACCCAATAATATTATACGTTTCATCATCTGATATTTTAATATTTTTGTTTCTATTTGATCCTTCACAAACCCAACTAGAGAGATTTACAATAGAAGTCGTCGCCTTTCTTATGGAACTTTTTGTTACTCCAGAACCACAATTTTTTTCTATAAAATCAATAATATCTTCTTTAATTGTGTCAATACTTTTAATTAAATAATTATTTAAATTTCTTACTTCTTTATTAGGTCCGCTCGTTGCGATATCAAATGTATCCAATACTCTCGTTAAAAGTGTGACAAATGAGCCTTCTATGTTTTCATCGTTTTGCTCTTCAATGCTTTCTAGCAAACTCGTTATTTTCGTAATATAAGACACTTGCTGCGTATCAAACGTAATATTTACCGTATTTCGACGTCCTATAAGCTGTAATAATCTTAATAATTGTTCACCCTTATAATTTCGCCCATCTTCCTTAAGTTTTTGAATAATTCGGTCTACAGAGTCATTCTGGTTAATTAAAGCACTGTCAGGTTTATCAATACACAATGGTAACAATTCATCAGGAATAGGCATTAAAGACTTGAATTTACAAAAATGTATGAAAGCCAAATAAATAATTTGCTCGTCGAACTTATCACTTATTGGCGGATATTTATTTTTTGTATTAATATTACTATAAAATAGTCCTGCTGTCGAATAACTAGAAACATCCTTTAATATATTTGATAACTTCTCAACAATAACATTAAATTCTTTTATAATGGGTTTATGATTGATAAAGTAACCAATTGTAGTTTCTTTTTCGGAAGAATCGCAACAGGCATTTTCAATATATGGTTCGTGATTAGAGTTTTGTAATATAAGATGGCTTTTTTTAACAACTTCTTGTATAGCCTCTTGAATAGCTAGAGAGAATAAAATGATTTTTGAGTCTATTACTAATAGTTTTTCTCTCTGATTAGGCGACCCAATCCTTAAATCGGATATTAATGACCTACTAAAATCAGAGGAAATATTTGTCAGGCGTTTAATTTTAAAAGGTACGAGCGGCGGAAGAAACTGAGTCCACTTTGTTATATCGTGTTCTTTGGGTATATCACTAGCAGGAGTTGTCAATAAATATTCTGTTTTTTCCTCAAATTTGCGATTAACATCAGCGTTTCCTAGTAATACATCAATTGAGCCTTTTATTTTGTTTGTTACAATTTCTGCCTTTTTACCCTTCAAGACATTCCAAGGTTCTCCTGACTCTCTTATATCGTAAGCAACACAACTTAAATATGTTAAACTTGATAAGTCGCCTGTTCCTTCAAACGGAAAACCCGCAAAAGATCTTACACATCCAGGATGTGTTTTTCTTGTTTTTATAGAAGGTATAGATGTTTGGATGGCTATTAAAAACATACCAAACGTATAATATAAAATTGCTGAATTATAGACATCCCTATAAGAACTCACTTTTTTCCCCTCTTGTGCTTTTTTTCTTGCGAAATCTTTATAATCCTCTTCGGTCTCTAATGTATCCCTTAATGCTGTTAATACACAGTTAATTATAAACTCTTTTTGTGGTTCAATATTGATACCCATAGCAACACATAATGTATTTACAATATTATTAATCATACGGTTTTCTGGTGTATTATACTTAATAACATTTTGCGTATTATTGACATTGGTAGACGACATAATATTATTACCTGCGTTTTCTTCCAATGCTGATCGCGTAGATATTTTAAACCCAGCTTCATATCCTTCTTCAACGTCAAAATCAACAGGACAAATAGACCAACTAGTATTTTTATCGCACCACCAGTCGCCATCGTCACTTAATTTTCCAATTTGTGATTTTAATAAATCTAAATAATCTTTATATCCACTAGGATTTTTCACATACTCTGCTGCCAAATTATATTTAAATATGGGTAACAATTTTACATTCGTTTTAGGACAATATAACCAATATTGGTCTTCGCTAGAAGTAAAATCCATATTTATAACTGCGGGTCTCGTATAAGAAGTAACGAAACGAACAATATCGTATTGTTTTTTCACGAAATCGGTTTGACTCAAAATCATATTTAACAGTTTTGAACTGGGTGATAATGAAACGCCAGCAATATCGTCTTCAATATTGGCACCTAATTTGTATTTCTGGTTATTGTATTTTAACATTTTATTCATTTCAATATTTGAAAGCGAGCCTATAATCGAAGAATAATATTCATATTTATCTTTCATTTCCTTTTCAAAATCTCTCTTGGATACGTTATATCTAGTATCAAACTCATTAATAACACTCTTTAAAAGTCTTGTTTGTAAAATATTTTCGTTTGTCTCAACACTTTCACATTTATCGCCATAGTCGTTCGGTACGCTTATACATTTTTCTTGTAAGTTACATAATATATCATTTTCATCAGTATTTACAGTGGTCGACATATCTGTATCAAGCTCCCATTTATTATCTTTGCGAACATAATATTCTATTTCTTTTTCAGTTTCTTGATTATAACCTTTATATAATATTGCGTGTTGGCCGTCAATAACTTTTTTATGTCCGTCTATTAACGTATCTGCCAAATAACTGGCTTCAAATTCTGTCATATTTTTTTTTCTGATTAAATCCGTAACGATATATGCGTTTAAGTCTTCAGGAGACATAGTTAATACTTGCTTTTCGTATCCGTCTCTATCTTCCAAAACACCATAATTTGTCGTATCGTATTTTTTATCGAAATAAATTGTTTTGCCATTATCAGCATTTAAACTTTCTAAAGAAGAATAAAATTTTGATACCGTTATCGTTTTACATTTTTCGTTTATATCATTTTTTCGCTTTTTATCTAACGCATTTCTTTCATCTTCGAAAATACTGGAAATATCGTTTGGAAACATCAATGAAATATTTTGTAATGATAAACCAGTAGTATATAACCTATTATAATCTTTGATAGTTAACTTTCTTAAAATTTCACCGTTAGTGTAAGTAGATGACATATTTCTTTGAATTTCTATATCGTAATCACTAAATATATCTTCTCTCAATTTGTCATTAATATTATTTATTATTGAAAAAGCATTGGTTGCGACTATATCTGCGGATTTAATTCTAGAAAATGCTGCGAAAACTCTAGAGCGTTCAATAAAGTTTTTATTATACTCGGAAATTTGCGAATCAATAAATTTAACGATTTCCACATATTGCATGTAAGTTAAAAAGTCTGTATAGACTAAAAATGGTTCTAAATAGGAGACGACTTCCACAATGGATAATTTACCAGTAATATATTTTTTCATCAAATTAAACAAAATTTTCGTTTTTGGAATTATCAATTTATAAAACATTTTATATATATCGGTTTTTGATGTGCCTTTTAATTCATCCGCAGACAAATTCAACACGTATTGTTTAATATTATTCGCAAAGTTATTCTCATTGAATTCAATTTCATTCGTAAGAGTATCTATGAAAATTGGGTTTACACTTGTTTTTTTCTTTAGGAATTCCCAATAGTTTAAAAATACGGAATTCAAATTGGCTCTGCTTAAAATATCGGTTCCTGGAAGGTTAATTTTAGAAAACCGAATAGTTGGTTCTGGTAAAGTTAAAAAAGATGTGATTGTCATAGTATCCGAATTAGAGATTTTTACTCGACGTGTATATAAACGGCTACTCGTGGAATCGGTTGTATCCAATTTTGTTAGGCCTAAGTTGTATCTATCTATTACAAAACGTTTTGTTCTAATGTTATTATTCGTGAAAATGGACGAATAGAGATCCTCTAAGTTATCTATTATAACATTTATATCTTGGTTTACTTCTTTTTCGATTAAAACACCCTCCATATTCTCATCTCCAATTAAATCAAAAGGCGTAAATGATGGGTTTAACTCAGAATAAAAAGTAGAATACTTATTTTGATCGACGGGTAACGTATTGGACTTATATCTTTCTATTATATCTTTAATATTAGTTAGGTCACTGTTTAATGATATATTTACAACGTCTGTATTTTCGTCATCAACTGTATTTGCGTCATATATTTTTTTTATATTTTTAACAACAGGTAATACCCAGTATAAATTTTGTTTAAAATCTTTAAAATAGTCGCCTAAGGGTTTATAATTGGCTTCTACGATTAAGGCACCTTCTACGTTACCATAGTCGTCAAAAAATGAAAAGTGCTCCCTCAATTGTTTAAATCTTTCAATCATAATATGGATATTATTCAAGACACGCGGTGTTCTTTGCGAGTTTGGAATAGTAGATAATAGTTCGTCTAATAAATCGGCAACTTGAACTTCAATACTATAGCGCTGTGATTTTTTAGATACATCAATAAATTGTGTAACAGGGCCTAAATATTCTGTGCCGAACGATATTTGGTCGGCTTTTATAATAAATTCTCTAAGTTGGTTTTTTATATTAATTAACGGGGCTTCAAATTGTATTTTATCTTTTCCTAAGACTTTTCTCTCTACTTCTAGTTCTGGAAATTTAATTTCTCCTTCTTTAAAGTCCTTTTTTTCTTCTACTTCACCTTCTTCAAACCCTTTGTCTTCTAATCCTTCGCCTTGTTCCAATTCTTCACCTTCTAAAGGTTTTTTGATTGGGCTTTGTGGTTTCTCTCTGATTTCGATATTTTCTATTGGTAAATCTTCTGGGATGCCTTTGTAGTCGAAGTTTATATATATTATATCATTCTCAACTGTTTTTATTTCTATCATATCTTCTTCTAAATTTGTTATTTCTCCTGTAAGAATGGTAGGATAGTCTCCACCAAAATATATATTAATCCACTTACCTGGTAACAAGTCGTTTTGTCTCGCATAACTAGGTGTATCACTTCTACTTAAAATAGCTATTTTTGTAATATTACCATCACCAATAAGACTGTCTTCAGATATTTTTAAGTTTATATTCTCAAGAGTATCACTATTAATAAGTCTTGCTTTTGAACTATCAATATAGTCAATTATAAATATTTGTTCGTTAAGATTTTCATTAACAGGATTAAATATTTGGATAACGTCACCGAGCTGTAATTCTAATGTAATGTCATTTTCTCTATTTAAACTATTACTATCATTATTGGTTTCTGACATTTGTTTCTATATTTATTATAGAAATTTTTATGCTTAAGTAAAATTCATTATTAATATAATATAAAGACAAACCGATAATATAAATTAGTTTAAAAAATAATATGCATAATACTAATAATACTAATAATAGTAATAATACTAATAATAATATTAATAATTCTATTAATTTGTCTTCAATTCCAGGTTTCAATAATATCATTTTTAATGGTAGTAAAGGAACTGATGAAGAAGATAATAAATTTCTAAAATTAAACAGTGTTGAATGTAAAACGCACAATAACCAGGTTTACAAGGTTATTAGGTATGACAAAAACTTTTTGAGTATCGATTTAGTAAACACGTTTGGACTATGTAGATCTGTTATTGTAAACGGTGATAACCATGTGGTTTCATTTGCGCCTCCTAAGTCAGTTTCGTGTGACGAATTTATTAAAAAATACCCAGCAACTGAAGGTAGTAGTATCATATGCGCTGAAGAATTCGTTGAAGGTACTATGATTAACGCATTTTGGGATCCTAAAATCGGTTTATCTGGAGCGTGGGAAATAGCGACAAGAAATACGGTTGGTGCTACATCAAGTTTTTATAAAAATGAAAAAACGAAAACATTTAGAGAGATGTTTTTAGATGCGGCTAACAGTATAAATTTATCCTTAGACAAATTAAATCCTGTTTACTGTTATAGTTTTGTTTTACAGCATCCAGAAAACAGAATAGTTGTTCCATTTAAGTCACCCAAATTATACTTAGTGGCATTATATCGTATTGACAATACAGATAAAAATAACATAACAGTACATTTGGTAGATATTAATGAAGTAAAACAAACAAATTGGTATGGCGCGAAGATAGAATTCCCTAAAAGTTATAATTTTACTAGTTATACTGATTTAATAAAAAATTTTGCTTCTATGAATACATCATATAAAATTTTGGGTGTCGTAATCCGTAATACACAGACAGGCGAACGCGCTAAAATCCGTAACCCTGTATACGAACAAGTAAGAAGCTTAAGGGGTAATCAGCCGAAGCTACAATATCAATATTTATGTTTAAGAAAGGAAAACAAGGTTCGCGATTTTTTAAAGTTTTATCCAGAGAATAAAAAAGAATTTTCTAAATTTAGAGACCAGATTCATGTTTTTACTGAGACGCTATTTACTAACTATGTTTCTTGTTATATTAAAAAAGAAAAACCACTTTTAGACTTTACAGAGCAATATAGAACGCATATGTATAATATACATCAACTTTATATGAATGAACTTAGAGATAAAAAATTATTTGTGATGAATATGACTGTGATTAAATATGTGAATGAATTACATCCTTCTTTGCTTATGTATTCGTTAAATTACCAAATGCGGAAAAAAAATGTTGATACAATTGTATCTGAAAATAATGTTTAGAGATTTTATATCATTGAAGATTTATTAATTTTTTATTACACCTTTTTATATATCAAACGCCGATTTTTCTTAAAGATAAAACTATAATATTTCTTGTATTGTAATCTTTACCAATGTGTTGTTTAACATTTTTATCAATAATTTCATATTTACCATACCATATGTATTCTGCTTTTTTTCCGTTTTTTCTAACCCTATAAAGATATATATTTTGTGTTTTATTTATGTTTAATAATGGTTCATTAAATTTTTTTTCGGTTTCACATTGGTCTCCATTATGTCCAAATAAAGTATATTGTATATTATTTATATCACTCATATCATCATCGTAATAATAAGTATTGTCAACGGATTTTAGTATTGTAGTTTTTTTTTCTATTCTTGGATTTATCCCTGCACCACTATAAGGTTTACACCCAGTTTGATTTATTATAAATGACTCTATCCCATCAGTACCAGACCATTTTGTAAAAGTAATTGTTGTCATAATTAGTATTTTATATTGTTATTATCTTTTTTTATAAAATTAGTTTCAATTTTTTATAAAAATAATTGGCGTTTGAAATGTAAAAAGATGTAAATTATTAAATTGTTAAATCGTATCTATATATTTGTTTATGTTATGATCGTTGGGTAGTTTGTTATATTCAAACCTTGCATTTAATGATGAAAATACGTATAAGGGGTTGCGAATAATAAATATTTTTATGACACCAACTTTAAAAACTCTTTTTTAGTCTTACTAAAAACTGTTATCGCATCACGAATACATTCTTGTAAATGTCCGTTTATAGTTGATTTTTCTATAGCATCTGTATAAGCGACTCTTATTATACTATAATCGTCGTGGGGATGCATTTTCTTAAATCCACAAAACGTAAGAATATTAGTTTCATAATATTTAGTAAATAAGAAATATTCTAATACTTTTCCTATTGTGTAATCTTCGTTTACTAAAATAACATCATAACAGTTAGTCATCGTATTTTGCGATTTTACAATCTCTAGCTCATCTTTTTCTATTAAATCATTAATAGAAGTGAGTGTTTGTATTAAAATTTTACACGCTAAATCGAGTATTTCATTATTTGTATATATACCGATGGACTCAATAACAAAATCGAAACTATCTTTTAGTGTAATACGCATACCATCCAATAATTTCCAATTTTGGGCTTCAAAATCTATTTCTTCTTTTGTTTTTCCTTCGTCTTTCCACGTTTGGATTTTTCTCTGTAATTCAGCATCTTGCTCTACATGATTGATACTATAACCATAAGAACAAGTAGAAACTATATTGAACGTTCCGTCTTCTTTAGCATTGCTTATGTCAAACTCACACGTTAATTGAATTTTTTCACCGTATATTTCATCTGTTATTTGTGGTCTTAACCTAACAAAATCAATATAGTTTCCAGTGTAGTCATTTGCTGGGAAAATCTCCTGAACTTTGTCCTTATCTAAATATTTACCAGTTACAGTATCTTTAATTTTAAAATCTTGAGTAGTAACAAATAAAACAGTATCTGTATTGTTTTCTACATTTACCTCTAAAATATAATTTTTCAAAGGAAATTCGTGAATGTCTTTTATATGAATAGGAATGCAGCTTAGACGTTGTTTTATGATTTCATTATTTAGGCGACTCGTATTTAAAATAATATTACATTTATTTTGTTCGCTAGGAGTAGTCTTGAAAACAATAATAGGAATATCGGATAAAATAGTTCTTCTAATAGCATTAGCAATACTAACGTTTACACCACTTAGTGTAAATGATAGCATATCGGCATTTTCAATTATTTCGACTTTAGGGTTCATTGTGTTTATTGTATCTAATATTAATTTATATTTAAATTAAAAAAATAAAATCAATTTTATTTTAAATGAGTTAAAAACTATTTTGAAATAACTAATTATAAATTAAAATGAGCTATATATTTTATTACAGTAAATACTGCGAAACTTCAAAAAAATACTTACCGATTTTATCCAAATCGGGCTCACAAAAAGATATCCATTTTATTTGTATTGATAGAAGAATGAAAGACGCAAATAATAAAACATATATTATTTTAGAAAACGAACAAAAAATAATATTACCTGAAAACGTTACACACGTTCCTGCTCTTTTATTGTTAAATCAAGGATATAATGTATTGTATGGTGAAAAAATATTGGAATACTTAAAGCCGAGACAAGAAGTAGAAGTTAAGAAGGCAACACAAAATAATATGGAACCTATGGCTTTTTCCTTTGGTGGAGGAGGTGGCTTTAGCGATATTGTGTCAGACCAATATAGTTTTTTAGATCAAGCGCCAGAAGATTTAGAAGCAAAAGGGAACGGAGGAATGAGACAAATGCATAACTATGTGGACTTAAATTATTCAAAAAATCTTTCTATACAAACGCCGACAGACGAACAAGAATATAAAGGCGTCAACAGAATTTCTGAAGATAAAACAAAGGATTTAATGTCTCAAATTCAGGCACAGAGAGACGCAGAAATAAAAAATATTGGTGGTAATAGACCG